ATACAATATCGCAGTCTTTGGGAACGTGCAGCTTTTAAATGGTGTGACAACAATGAAGCCATAGTTCGTTGGAGCAGCGAAGAAACGGTTATTCCTTACAGGTGCAAAACTGACAATAAACTACATCGCTATTTTGTAGATCTAAAAATTACATTTAAAAATGGCGATACGTATCTAATTGAAATTAAACCAAAGAAGGAAACAGTTGAGCCTAAGAAAAGAGCGCGTGCTAGCAAAGGTTACCTGACAGAAGTATTAACTTATGTTAAGAATATGTGTAAATGGGAGGCTGCAAATGCATATGCGCAACAGCGTGGATGGAAATTTGAAATTTGGCACGAGGACACGCTCAAATCTTTAGGAATTAAAATATTGCTTAAAGGCTAATAATACCATACATATATGCAGATATAAATATACTTGCGCATATGGCAACAAACAGTCAAACACCAAGAACTGGATTTACCTTTGAAAAATATCATGACAAATTGTCTGATAGTGGTATTGCTGCACGCACCGCTGAATCACGTGCATGGTTCTTTAATAAATTAAAAGGCTTAGGCAACATCGATCGCAAAAAGTTACTTAAAGATCAGGCGCTTAACCCAGTTGCACGCCCATTGCCCGGCCGTATGTTTATGTTCTTTTATGACGCAAAGGGTAAAGAAGAATTGCCATATTATGACCGCTTCCCATTAATACTCATGGTAGGAAAAGCAAAAGGTGGATTCTATGGTCTAAATCTTCATTATTTGCCAAATCGTCTGCGTGCTCTATTTTTTGATAAACTGTTAGCATTTACAAACAACGATAAGTATGATCAAACCACAAAGTTTAAACTGACATATGCTATGTTAAACAGTGCTGCCAGTCTCAAATACTTTGCACCATGTTTTAAGCATTACTTATTTGCACACTTGCGCAGTATACCTGTAGAAGTGCCGTCAACAGATTGGGAAATTGCTGTTTGTCTACCAACATGGAAATTTGTTGGTAGCGATAAGACTGCAATATGGAAAGAATCGCTTAAACAATTTTAACATTATGGCATTGACATCAATTCAAGATTTGCAAGGAACCATTAAAAAGAGAGCTGGATTAGCTCGCACAAATCGTTTTCGTATTATAATACCAACAACACTATTTGGTTTGACCTCAGTTGACAATGGCGACCTTAATCTATTATGCGAAAGTTGTTCATTGCCTGGCCGACAAATTTTAAGCACTGACTTTTCGGTGTGGCGCAACGAAAATAAAATTCCAACTGGCTATAGCGATGAAGATGTAACATGTGTATTTAATTTAACAAATGACTATTTTGTTAAAGATCTATTTGACAAATGGTTAGTAAAAATAATCAATCCTGATAGTTATCTTATTGAATATACACCAGATTTTTCGTGCACCATTACATTGCAACAATTGGATGAAGAAGACAAACCAATATATGAGGTTGTTCTAAAAAATGCTTGGCCAGTGGGTGTAAATTCAGTGGAATTGAGCAACGAATCTGAAAACAGCATTCAAAAATTAACCGTAGTGTTTACATACAACACATGGACATCCAGCCGCATTTCAAAATAAAATATAGTATAAATTAAATTATGGCATTACCAATCCTAGAAACACCAAAGTATACAGTTGAAATTCCTTCTACAAAGAAGACCGTTGAATATCGTCCTTTTCTCGTAAAGGAAGAAAAAATCTTGATGATAGCTCAGGAAACTGAGGACGCCCGCGAGATGTTAAATGCGATGAAAGATATTGTTCGCACATGTACATTTGAAAAAGTTGATGTTAACGCACTAACTTCATTTGACCTTGAATACATTTTCCTTAAATTGCGAAGCAAAAGTGTAGGTGAAATTAGCAATGTTAACGTCAAATGCAGTGCATGCGAAGCGCCAAACCCAGTTGCGCTTAACCTTGATATAATTGAAGTAAAATTCAATGATTCGGTGTCAAAGACAATTATGATTACTGACACGATTGGTGTCAATATGCGTTACATCCGTGTTAAAGATATGAGCACGTTAACTGATGATAAGAAATCACGAGGTGATATTATCAATGAAGTTGTTATTGCAAGTATTGAAAGTATCTTTGATGCCCAAAAGGTTTATCCAACTGAAAATTCAACAAAAGCCGAATTAATTACATTCATCAACAGTCTTAATCGCGCTCAAATGCAAAAGATTGAATCATTCATTGCTGCTGTGCCTACGCTGCAACAAACGGTTGAATTTAAATGCAAGAGTTGCGCTCATGACAACTCATTAGAATTGTCTGGCACACAATCTTTTTTCGATTAGCCCTCTCACATGAATCATTAGTTAATTATTTTCAAACCAATTTTGCACTAATGCAGCACCACAAATACTCATTGAGTGAATTGGAGCTGATGATACCATGGGAGAGGGAAATATACATTTCAATGCTTATTTCGCATCTTAAAGAAGAAGAACAAAAACGTAAAAATAGCAACTAAACCAAATGACAGAAGATTTAGACAACAGCCAATTGGGTGAAGTAATAGCACAACTGAAAAGTTTAAACTTTTCTCATGATGAGTTGTTGGATGCTGTTGATTCTAATAACCAATTGGCAGCTAAAAATTTACTAATCAATACTCAAGCCGAAGAAGATAGCACCAGCCTATCGCTATTAGCAAATGGCCGACAACTTGTGTCAGTGGTTATTAGCATGCGTACTATGGTATCTGAAATTAGCCGTACGAGTAAAGAGTTGCTAGAATTCTTTACGGCTAATGATATGCAGCAAGAAGAGAATCGTAAAGATTTGCTTGCTGCAATACGAGAAAGTGCTAAAAAAGAAAAAACCCCCAAATCCGAGAAAAAATCCAAAGGGAGCGCTAAAGGCGCTGGTGGATTATTGGGTATACTTGCTTTCGCTGCAGCATTAGTTGGTGGTACCGTTGTAGGATTTGTTACTGAAACGACAAAAATGTTTTCAGCCTTAATTAAAGACACTAAAATATATGAAAAAATAACTTTAGGTGTCTCTAAAATAGGTAACATTTTAAAAGGTTTTGCACAATACATTTCACGTATTGCTAAGGCCGCAACTACATTTTTAGGTAATACCAAAATAGGATCAGGTATAATTAAAATATTTAATACCATACGCACTACACTATCTTCATTATTTAACGCCGTAAAACTTATTGGTGAAGGTGCTGTTGGTTTAGCAAGGGAATCTGCACTCGTCAAATATGTAACAAACACTATTACAAAAATAACAGAAGCATGGACTAGATTCACTGGCGCATTGCGCGCTGTAGGTGATATCATTCGCCCACTGTTTGGTTCAGCTGATGAAACTGTGACTATAGGCGGCCGTCTGGCTAAGGTGTTTCCAAATATTGCAAAATTTTTTACAACTGTAGGTGATATATTTGCAGGATTTGCCCGAGGATTTAAAACTGGTACAGCAATAGGTAAAGGAATAGCTCGCCTTTTGCCAGCAGTATTTGGTTTGCTAAAAGCGGTTGCATTGCCAATAACAATCATAATGGGTATAATTGCAACTGTCGTTGGATTCATTAAAGGATTTAAAGAAGGTGGTATAATTGGTGGAATCAAAGGAGCAATCGTTGGATTGTTTGAGTCTCTAATTGGTGGTATTCTTGATATGATTAAAGGAGCAGTATCATGGATCGCTTCCATGTTGGGCTTTGATAATGTATCAAAGTTCCTTGATAGTTTTTCATTTACAGACCTATTTAAACAATTCATAGATTGGATATTCAATATAGGTGAAAAATTTTCGGTATGGCTGACAGATAAGTTTTCATGGGAAACAATATCAGGACTATTTAAAAATTTTTCAATAGGTGGATTTCTAGCAGGAATGTACGGATCTATTCTTGATACACTAAAAGGAGCAGTATCGTGGCTGGCTGGTATGCTAGGTTTTGATACTATTGCCACATACTTAGACAGCTTCTCTTTCACTGATATATTCAAAAATCTATTTGATGAGATTGACAAAGCAATAGACGGCCTTATTGATTGGATAATGAATATTCCATCTCTTATAACCGAATTGGCTGGTCAGATGGGCGAGGCAATTGGTGCTGCTGTAAGTAATGCTGGTAGTATGGCTGAAGAGTTTGCAAAAAGTGTATTGCGAAATGTATTGCCAGATCCGGCGGCATCTGGTGTACTCAATCCAATGAGTTGGGTTGCAAAAGCAATACCAGATAGTATATACGAATATGCTGGTCTCAAAGCAAAAGCTAAAGAAGGAGAAGCAACTGGCGCCAGTGGTGGTGGTGCTAAGCCGGCTGCTGAATCATTAACTGATGATCAAAAATTGCTTAAAGCTAAAGAAGCTGGCTACAATTCATGGGATGATTACAAGTCATCAGGATGGAAATATAAAATGCCAACTGTAGCTCCTATAAGCAATACCACTGGTGCTGAACTAATGAATAGCAGCAAAAATATATCGGTAACACCAGTCGTTGTTAATAATTACGGTGGTAATACAACCACAAATACCACAAGCTCAATCAATAATACT